TCATGAAATTAAAAAGCCAGCAATGCTTTTGATGGATGTCGTTATGTATCCAGACTTCCTCGCATTAAGATTATATGAAGATAATTTTATTCAATTTGACGGAATCAAAAAAGAAATGGTAATCGATTACGTAGCAAAAGTTAAAAAATTAATTGAGTCATATGGAGTAAGATGCGAGCTGGAGGGCAAACCTAGTGAAAGAATACTATGAAGTTGTTAATATCGTGTACATTCACGAATTACAATGTTATGGCGCTGTGGAAAACATGGGTGCGTTTGCATCTAATGTTAGATACACAATTGAAGATGGGACGGAAGTCGAAGAACTAATGGAAAATGATGAATTCACAATCATAGATGAGATTGTATTTACACACGTTGAGGAATCAAATTAATGGAAAAAATACTTTGCTATTCATGCAATAAAACAAAGCACAAATTAGAGGTAAAGAAGTCCACTCTTCTCCCAATTAATCTTTTGATGTGTGAAGGATGCATAAGTTCTAAATTAGAGCCAAGGTGGGTTGTAATTCTGGCTGGCAGATCTAACGGACATGAATTTGTTAGAGAAGTAATTCAAAAAAAGAAATATTTAGGCAACGAAATATCCGCCTCTGAGCTTTTAGTTTAGACCATATTTAAGGTATAATTTATGTATAATGAACATAGACTATACTGCCATAACTATCGCTATTTTTGCCGCTGCCGTCTCTGGCATGGGTACAGCATTGGTCGCTGGATTTAGGGATAATAAAAAAGAAAAAATTAGGCGGGCTGAGCGTGAGCAGGATCATCTTAAATTAGAATTAAAAGATCTTAAAATTGCCCTATATAAAGTTGAGCGGGAATTAACAGAATGGAAAGATAAATATTATCAGGCCATACAGGAATTAATTACTGTTAAATCTGAGCTTGAAGAAACACTGCTTAAACTATCATTCATTGATGCTCAAATAGATAAATATCATCCAGAAGACGGGCTGGACTAGGAATTTTATAAATAGTATACTTGTCTATATGACCTGTATAGTCGCCCTTATCCATGATAACAAAGTCCTCCTTGGAGGAGATGCCGCTGCATCTGATGAAAAATCAGGTTTAATATTTCAAAGAACTGATCCAAAAGTTTTTAAAGTTGGTCAGTATGGAATTGGTTTTGTAGATTCATTTCGTATGGGACAAATTCTTCAATACAATTGGACTCCCCCTGTTTACAAACCAACTGCAGGATTTAGAAATATAGATAAGTTTATGCGTACCAGATTTGTTGAATCTGTTAAGGAAGCATTCCAAGAACATGGATATGGAAAGTTTGGAAACAGTGCTCCAGAAGATGGTGATGAAGGCGGAATATTTATAATTGCCGTGCAAGGTGTTGGTAGAATTTTTACAATGGACTCAGACTTTCACATATCTGAAGTAGATGTAAACTATATGGCGGAAGGTGCTGGACAAGACCTAGCTTTGGGATCATTATTTTCTACATCTACAATTAAAACTCCACGCAAGCGTGTTCGCATGGCTTTAGACGCTGCTGCGAAGTTTAATATGGCTGTACGTGGCCCCTTTACAATTATTGAAGTCTAGAGTATAATGGATTTATGAAATGGCTCAACCGATTGTCCGCCATCCTTGTAGGACTTATAGGGGTTGGAATTGTTAGAGACTTCTTTGCCAGATATGAAGTTTTAGTTTTTGACAAAGCTGATGTTGATGAAGCTAGACAAGAGCAAAAAGACGGGGAGCCGTCTCAGCCAATAGATTTAAGAGGCACACCATCTCATGTGTGCGTATGTGGGTCTAATCAGTTTTATGTAAGAACAATTTTTGATAATTATGAAATTGCTACTTATTTTTTAGATATGGTATGTGTAGCGTGTGGAAGCCTATTGACGGCTCCCACCCCAGTAGATAGGACAACAGAGTGAGAAAATCAGAGCGTATTCGAATACTAGAGTTGGAAGTAGTTAGACAACAGTATGAATTAGAGTACCTAAGAATAACCTTGCAAGCATTTATGGAGTCTAAAGGAATGGAACTTCCTGATATGGATTCTGGTAAATGGTATAACTTTAAAAAACAATAAATATCATTGACAGATTTTTATAAATTTAGTAATATTAATACATGAAAAAAACCATAGCAGTTGTATTATTGTTAATCTGTGGGCTGTCTTTGCCTGCAAATGCAGTAGATCAAAAACCAACTATTGCTATTTTAGATACGGCTTTAGACACATCTTTACCAATTTTTAATGGCAAGATTGTTCAAGAGGTATGCATCTTGGATTGGCCAGCTTGCCCAAATGGTGATTATTTTATGCAGGGGTCTGGCTCTTCAGTTCTGGGAAATGAAATTATATCTCGTAATGGTTTTTCTCATGGAACTCAAATGGCGTCTGCAGTAGTTTTGACAAACCCAAATGTCAACATTGTGTTTATTAGAATAATTGCACATAATTCTAGTGGTTATAGAATGCCAACCTCAGAAGGCAATATAGTTGAAGCATTAAATTGGGTGGCGGAAAATAAAAATACATACAATATTCAGGCAGTATCTATGTCTCAAGGACATCATAAACTTCTTTACTATAAGCAATATTGTCCTATTTCAAAGTACTTAAAGCCTGCTATATCTAATTTAAAACAAATGGATATTCCAGTATTTTTCCCTACAGGAAATAATTCTGACACAGAAAGAATAGATTGGCCTTCTTGTATTCAAGATTCCATAGCGGTGGGAGCAACTGATATCAGTAATAGCATTGCAACATATAGCAATAATGACTATAATTTAGTAGACTTCTACTCTTTGGGTCAAATGAAACTTTACACTGTAGGAAATAAAACAGGTATAGGTAGAGGAACATCAGTGGCTACTCAGGTTGCTGCTGCAAATTGGTTAGCAGTAAAATCTGCAAAGCCAAATTTAACATATCAAGAAATTTATGATTTGCTTTCACGCACATCAGTAAAAACTAAAAGCAATAAGGTGCTTTTTGGTAAACTAATTAATATAGGAGCAGCAATAAATGGATGAACAAAAAACCATGACGGTGCTTGAAGAAATAATTCAAGACACATCAAAAGCTTTATTTCAGAAATGGGCTAACGCTCTTCCTGAAGATCAGAGGTCAGAAGATAACTTAAATAATCTTTCTAAGAATGCTCATGAATCCACTTTCTTTGTAGTAAAAGTATTCATGGATAAGTTTAATGCCGCAGCCGAAGAGCTAAAAGGCACAGAACCTACTATTGACCAGCCTTAAATAATTTAGTATAATATACAATATGCAAACATTTTTACCAGAGGCGGACTTTGCAGAGACGGCTAAGCATTTAGATCGCAAACGTCTTATCAAGCAAAGCGTAGAAAATTTACAGGTGCTTAAATCTTTGGCTGGCTATTACAATGAGTCAGGTGCTTGGGTTAATCATCCTGCAGTTAAGATGTGGCGTGGACATGAAGACTGGCTATTTCTTTATAACGAATCTATTATTAAAGAAATCATTCTTCGTGGCTATAAAAATAGCACCCACGCAAAATTTGACGAGATCTATGAAGAAAACTTTCTAGGTCTTGAGTCAGACAAGCCTTGGTGGCTAGGTGATGAAAAGCTTCATTACTCTCACAAAGGCAGGTTGTACGAGAAAGATCCTGACAAATATTACTTCTATAGCGAATACTCTGATTATCGTGACTTAGGATATACCTGTTGTGATAAATGCCAATATTTTTGGCCTACTCATATGGAGATAGCATGATAATTACAGACGATAACTTTAAACAAGAAGTAGGGAGTAACCAATTAATCTTGGTTGATTTTTGGGCAGAGTGGTGTGGGCCTTGTAAAAAGGTATCCCCAATTCTAGACGAAATATCTAATGAGACTGGATTACTAATTGGTAAGTTAAATATTGATGAGAATCCAGTAAAAACTCAGGAATACTCTGTACAAACAATACCGACTATGGTATTATTTAAGGATGGAAATCCAGTCCATACTATTATGGGAGCAATGCCAAAGCACCGCCTGTTAAAGGAGTTGGCAGAATGGATTTAACATTTGACGAATGGATTGCATACGGGATTGAAAAGGGTTGGTGCGGACCTCCAGTATGCTACACACACGACGGACTACCAATGTCCGAACACGAAATGCAAGGCTTTGACGATGGTCAAGATCCATGCATGCATGTTGTTCGAATGTACGAAGACATTGATATGAAAGACGAAATTGAGGATAATCACTCACCGTCACAATGGCGGAACTCGTACACAAACTAGGATTCCACGCTCATTTCAGAGGTGGAAAGAATAAGGAGAATAAATTAAATGAAGTCATTTAAGAAAATCGCTCTAGCCGTGGTTGCAGCCATGACCATGAGCACCCTTGTTGCAACATCTGCAAGTGCTGCTCCGATGGTAATTACTTCTGTAAAGAAGAATACTGGAACAATTGCAAGCCCGACATGGACAGCGCAAACTGCAGGTACTGCAGCAGCAACACCAATTACAATCCCAGTTCCAACAGACAACTCTGTTGATTCATTGGACGTAGTTGAGTTCGTAGTAACAATTGATACAGGTACAGCAGTAACTGTAACAGCAACAAACGCAGTTGTAGTCGAAGCTTTTGCAACAACTACAGCACCAGTAACAGCATCATCTGGTTCAGCAACCTGGACAAAGAATGTTGGAACAGGAACACAAGCAACGTTTTATGTATATACTAAAACGACAGCAGTAAGCTCTGTATCTATTGCAAATCAGGGCACAACAGCAGTATATTACCTACAAGGTACATCTACTCTGATTGATCGTATTGCAGTAACTGGTGTAGATTCTGCTCCAGCAGGAACATCAGTAACAGTAACAGCAACAGCACAAGACGTATTCGGAAATAAGATTTCTGGAAAGACTCTTAATGCAATTGCTAATGGTGCAACTCTTGATACCGTAACGGTTACAACAGGTGCTACCCTTACAAATTTTGGATCAGCAGACGTTAAGTTTGTTGCCCCAGCAACTGGCCCAGTAACAATTGTTTTCTATGCTGCATCAGCAGATATGGCAACAGCAGTTACAGGCTTCAGCACACCATCTGCATCATCTGTAAAGATCATTGCAGTTCGTGATTTGGCTGGAGATGTTGCAGCCCTTACAACTCAACTTGCAGCAGCAAATGCCGCTAAGGCAACTGCAGAAGCAGCATTGGCAGCAGAGAAGACTGCTCGTGCAGCAGATAAGGTAGCAGCCGACAAGGCTCTTGCCGATGCTCTTGCAAAGGCAGCAGTCGATAAGGCCGCTTCAGATAAGTCTGTAGCAGACCTAAAGAAGGCTTTCAATGCACTCGCTAAGAAGTGGAATGCAAAGAATCCAAAAGCTAAGGTTACTCTAGTTAAGTAATCATTTGAATTAATGGGGCAGGCTGAAAGGCTTGCCCCATTAGTCTATAAATGCTAAAATAATATGGTGGAAGATTACATACAGGAAAAAGTCCGACGGGATATTGTAAAAGATATTCTAGATCTTGAACTTCCAGAAACCTGGAAGCCACAACAAGTAATTGATTATATAATCAGAAAGATAGATAAAAAATAATGTTAGATAAATTAAAGAAATGGTTATTCCCAGAAGAGTTTAAGTACACAACTCTTATTTTAGAAGAGCCAGTTAGAAAGGTGGAAGTCGTGAAGAAAGCAGCAACAAAGAAGGCTCCTGCAAAAAAGACTCCTGCAGTAAAGAAGTCAGCTCCTGCAAAAAAGAAGCCAGCAGTAAAGAAGACAACAAAGAAGAAGTAATGTCTTTAGACGAAAAATGTGGTATTTCGGGTTGTAGCAACCCTGCAACCCGAATTACTTCAACAGAAAGTAAATTTATATTAATTTGTGACCCTCATTTTGATGAGAAGTATAGATCCTAAAATGCTATAATAGAGTAATGGGTAGATTTCTAGACCTACCTAAATAAACCTATAGGAGAAATAATATGTCAGACGGAATTAACTTGGGCGGATTTGCCGCTCCAAAAGTAAATGATGCAACAGTTTGGAATGGCGAGCAATATGCAGCAGATCCAGCAGCAGCATTTCCAGCACAGGACAAATCAACACAAGGTCCAGCAGGAACTACAAAGAAGTAATCATGTGCGTTGAATGTGGATGCGAAGCATTTGGTAGCCAAACTGGAATTGCAAATATTCCAGGAGGAACTTTAAATGTTGCACGAGATGGAGAAGCAGGACTTACTTTAAACATGACTGCAACTCCAGAACAAAGAGAAAGATTTATTAATGAGCGATAATGGAACTGGAATGGCTACTCCACCTAATAATCAACCATCAGGTGCGGTAACATCTCAAGAAGCCACTAGAAAAAAGCCAAGTCAAGGTAAGTTTAAGTCAGGCACAAAGCCTTTGACAAGAATTGATACCAATAAGCATGGCATTCGTAGAGAGACTTCATTAGTCCCTAAGCGAACTGGAAGGCCAAAGAAAGTTTAATTAGTTAAGGAAGGCCCCCGCTGAAAGGCGGGGGATTTTCATGTGTAGAGAATGCGGAGATTGTACAAAAGAGCATCCATATAGCATGGATGATGCTATTGACAAAGCTGAGTCTGTTGGGTTATAATTAGTAACTCAAGGAGGCGGGATGTTTGAAATAGTATTTACAATGGTTATGGTTATAACTGCATATAGAATTGGTACTTTAAGAGCGGTAAATCAAGATATAGTTAAACAGACTGCACATATGCAAGACTTAATAGATCAAGCATATGAAAAAAGAGACCATATAAAAACTTTGTGGCTGGATGCAGAAGATAGAGCAACTGGTTGGGAAAACAGGTATTGGGATCTTTATGAAGAATTAAGATCTATTGAGGTAGAGCAAGAGGACGAAGAAGTTGGATCTTGAAGCAGCAGAGACATCTCATCTTAGGGATCCAAGAGATCAGATTAGTTATAAAAAAACTAACTGGATATGTCCTTGTAATGGTTGTAAAAAGGCTGCAAAGAATGAGCGTGAAAGAATTGCGGGTTTAATTCAAGAACAACATTTACTTTCAGCATCAGGAGAATTAAGGCGGTATGGGCTTAGAACAGTGGAATGCATGAGTACTACTTGTGACTGCTATGATATTATTGAAATGATCATGGAGGAGAAGAAATGAAAAAGCATATGTTTAAATGCCCAGCATGCAAAACAATATTATCAATTGAAACAGATTTAGAGGATAAGCTTATCCATAAAGCCCCTCCTTGCCCTTGCGGTAAAACTAGAATGGACTCTATGCAATCCGATGCATATAGGTATGGAACTAGAATAGGATTATGGGATTGAATAAAAAATTAATCGTGGTAGCAGGAGCGATTGCTCTTATGGCATTTACTACGATACTTGCATATAAATCACTAGAAGGTCTAGATCAATTAGATTTATCTGATCCATTTGAAACAGACTTTGATGACGAAGAATAGATTAACAAAGATCTATACAAAAACTGGCGATGAAGGATTAACTTCAATCGGCGGTAATGAACGTATTTATAAAACCAGTCCATTAATTGAAGCTATTGGTACTGTAGATGAGGCAAACTCTGCTATTGGAATGACTGATAGAACAGATATTATTGATAGAATTCAACAAGACCTGTTTGATCTTGGCGCTGAATTAGCGGGATCTAAAACAATTAAAATTACACCTGAGCGTGTAGAATGGATTGAGACAGTTATTGATGACTATAATGAGTATCTAGAACCCTTAACCTCTTTTATCCTGCCTACAGGACCTTTACACAACGCTAGAGCCATAGTTAGAAGGGCTGAAAGAACAGTATGGAAAGCAATTGTAGAACTTGAAAGCAATGATCAAATAAGCATTAGTCCAGAGATCCCTAGATATCTCAATAGACTATCAGATCTATTATTTGTTATGGCTAGATACTATAACATGGAGAAGTTGTGGAAGTTTAATGAAAGCTAAACTATCTATACTGTTTATATTTGTTTTATTGTTTGGCGGTATTTACGGATATAAGCCTGCCTCATGTGTAGATCTATATATAGACTTTGGAGATAGAAAGGTATCACAATGTGTTTCAGCGGGGGATAATACACCTGCTTACGATATATTGAAAAATGGTAGAATTGAGACAGAGGGTACAAACAAATACGGTCTACAGGTTATATGCAGGGTAAATGGTTTCCCTTCAAGAGAAGTCGAACCTTGCGATACAATGCCTTCAGATAAGGCATACTGGGCCATCATCCTTAGAGATAAAAGAAATATCTTTAACTTATTTCCAAAATACGGATGGGCGGAAGTAGGAGCCGAAGAAATTACTTTAGATCCAGGCCAATCTCTTGGTCTAGTATTTGTTAAGGACGGAGAACTAAAGTGGCCAGATTAGATTTATTAGATGATATTGAAAAGAAAGCAGACGGGTATGCAGTAATAAACACGCTGCTATCAATAGGATTAAATATAGCAGGAATATATGCTTCCATAAATATAACTACATATATATGGAGACAATTTACTGGTCATTAGACCACATAGTGAAAGCGAAAGTGCGGCGGAAGAGAGAAGACATGTTCGATTATAGATCAGCGATGGAAGCTGGCCACAAATTTAATGAGATAGTCGCCATGCGACTGAAGGAATTTGGGATCATGGCCGAAGTGCCAGAGTTCTCATTTGCTAAATCTCAGGCGGAAATTAGGGACTATACATTAAACGATAAAGATGTTATAGTAGGAGATAGGGTCATTGAGGTAAAGAGTCGAAATCTTGCCTTCACAGATGACCCTTCTACATTCCCCTATGATGATTTAATCGTAGATACAGTATCTGGCTATGAGGCTAAAGAACCTAAGCCCATTGCTTATGTTATGGTAAGCCAGAAGACTGGAGGAATGTTTATAATTCCGACTGCCTTTTCAAATGCTTGGCGGGTAGAAAGAAAGTATGATCGTGATAGAAAACATGAGGATGATTTCTATCTAACTAGTAAAGGATTGGGAAGACCATTTTCTCAATTAGTATCTAAATTAAAGGAGATGTCATGAAAGACTTAATCAGAGATTCGATTAGAGTAGATAATTCACGCCCACCTTTAAGATGGATTGCCAATTGGTTTGGCTCAATATCCTCTTCAGCAATCATGAGAATATCATGGGCGGAAGAGTATGAAAAGAACTATGGCTTTAGATATAAGTTAGATGGTCTTATCTGGGATTATCTATGGCCAATCTATAATAAGTATGGAACATTCTATAAGCTTGATATGGATTTGAGCGGGGCAGAGTGGGATGACTATGATGCTGATGGTATTCCATATTGGGAAAAGTGGACGGAATGGGATTATGAAGATGAAGTAACAGGAGATGCATTTAGAGTTATAGAAAAAACAGCAGGATATACAGGAAGATGGTCAGATGATGACGATTTTCGAATTACACCATTTTTAGGAGATAACAGATGATATATCACAAGCACCTATTAGTTAATGCTAAAGTAACTAATCCAATGAATACAGAGGAACAAGGAATTGAATTTCTTAAATTCCTAGTCGACCAGATTAATATGAAGATTATTAAAGGACCATTTGCATCCTATGTGGATGTTCCAGGCAATAGAGGTCTAACCGCAATCGTTATGATCGAAACTAGCCATATTGCATTTCATATCTGGGATGAGACAGATCCAGGGCTAATCCAATTTGATCTCTATACATGCGGAGAATTAGACCTAAATAAGGCTATCTTAGCCTTCAAGCAATACTTTACAGTTGTAGAGTTTGACTATGTCCTATTTGATAGGGAGAATGGATTTGTTGTGGAACAAAGCGGGCGGGAAGCCAATGGTATCCACCATAACCAATATCCCCAAGGACTACAATTAACCAAAGAAGATCTAAATCCCCATATTGGAGGATATCTAGGCAATAAGACCAAAGAAGAGCTAGACGCTATATGGTCTACACAGCAATCATTTGAAGAGTAGATAAGACTTCTCCTATCCCCCCACTTTTTCTTGTCCCATATGGCCTTTTAAAGGCTTATATAGTGGAGTAAAGTGGAGTATTGTGGAGTAAAATGGTTATCAATTTACTATCAATTATTACTAATTATTTAAATAGATATTTACATGATATTGGACATCTCAATATATAAGACGTAATCCCATTTGGCATATTTGGACAGATTTGTCAATACTACATATTTCAGGGATTTTGTCAATACTGTCGTAAATGTCCGATTTGTCCCCCTTCTGGGGCTATAAATATGTCCCCGTAAACGGGTAAATTCGCCCACATTTTGGGAACATTTTGATCCATTTGATGTATATTTAAATAGATAATGATTTATATAGATCTAATTTTCTGAGATTTTCAGGGATTTTTTATGCATGATCGTAAAAGCGAAATTTGGCCCATATATTTTCCACAAAAAAATCCACAGGCTGTGGATAAACCTGTGGATAATTTATGTATATTAGATTTAGGGCAACTTGAGATTGTCTAATTGATTTGATGCTTTATACTTGTCGATATGTTTATCTAGATTATAGGCAAGAGTTAGACCATGGGATGTTCTTCCATGTTTTATTTCGTCTTCCGCCCGCCGTGCCTGCTTTTCTATAACCCATGCTACAACCTCCATGATACGGTCAATTGTCCAGAGTGGTTGCTGTGCCAGATAATGTGCCAGAGAGGCAGGATTGAACCAATGGTCCTCAACAGAGTTTGCCAGTAGTTCGCCTATCTTGATTTCTTTACTATTCATGGTCCGCCTTTCTTGTAACTTTGGATTATATCAGAAGGGGCTGACTTTCGCCAGCCCCTGTCTCATTATTTGAGATTACTT